ACTGTGTGGTTGTTGCGGTCGCCAGGTCGAACGACGATACGTCCTCCCCGGCGTCGAAACTGAACGACTCGTCTGCTATCAGGTCCAGTTGCGTGCTGTTGATGCTGACGTTGTAGACACGCCCCTGGACCACGTCTGATGCGCTCATAGGTTATGTTTGATGTGCTGGATGGGTGTCGATACGCTCGTGAGTCGTCTCAACGACCCCGAGGTGTCGGTTCACGCTGTCGTCGAACGCAATCGGTTGTTCGTTCGAGACGCCATTAGCCCCCCACATCGAGGAGTGGCTGGTCAGCTCGTCGACGACCGCCGCCTGGATATCAGACAGCCCTTTCGTTCCGTTCGCTGCGACGTAGGCCTCAGTGCCGTCGACGATGACCCGGACAGTTCCCGAGACGGTCTCGAGTTTGTTGCCTCGGTCGGTGGTTGTCGTCGCCCCGACCGAGACGCGCGGGTCAAGGTCATCCCGCTGGGCGGCAATTTGTATCGGAATGACATTGTCGGCTGGGGTGGGCAGCGCCGCCCCTAACCGATTGATGGCTTCCTCTTGGAGGTCGATGCTCCGACTCATGAAAGCAGTGCTTGTTGGATTGCCTGCTCAACCGCGTCGTTGATTCGGTCGACCGCCCACTCAACGTGTTGCTCGAACGCGTCACGGAGATACCGCTTCTCCTCAAGACCTGTTTCGTGAATCGATTCTGCGACCGGGAAAGCGAGGTCAGGGTTGCCGAGAACTCGGCGGGCCCAGTCCCGAAGTTCAGACGGGGGTGGAAATATCTCACCTGCATCCACACCGAACTCATGCGCCTTCGCGTAGTCGAGATTGCTCCCAACACGAATTTGCACGAGCGTCGAGCTGACATTCTCGACGACTGCTTCGAGGCTGCTGGCGAGCCGACCTGTATCGACCGGCGCGTTGTCGGCGGCTGCCCCGCGGATGCGTTGTCCGATGTCTTTCGCCGCGCCTTCGAGTTCCGATTTGAGTGCCCCGGATAGTTCCCGCAACGATGCGGCGACATCCGCCGGTGACATACCCTGCCACTCGATTCCGGTCATACTCGTTCGACCTCCACGACCTGCATGACTGCCTGTCCCCGGACGTGATCACGGCGCGTATCGATACCGCGGACCTCGAGACATCCCGCAGCCGCGTCGATGTCCAGCGTGTCGCCTTCACGAATATCTCGCTGCGCCTCGAACCGGACCGCGGCTGGCCGCTGGACCCGTTCTCCCGAGTCTTCGCGGACGAACGACGTCGACTCATCGTCGAAGGCACAGGGGACATCCGACTCGACCGGGTCGTCGATGTCCGGATTGCCTCCGTCGTAGAGTGGTTCACCGATATCGTTTTCTCCGGTCTTCGTGTCCCGGTAGATGTCGCACCGATCCGGGAGACGCCGGGCGATACGCTGTCGCACTCAGATCACCTGCACGCCGCCGTAGAAGGTCGGCTCATTGAACTGTTCGGCGCGACCGATGTGCTTGGCGACAGTGCTGTTGACGTGGTCGTAGTTGACAGACTGCCCACCAATAGATTCGCTGTTGATTCCGTCGCTTTCAATCTCCTGAAGAGCGCTGCGAACGAGGCCGATGATCGCTCCGCGGATCGGCTCGGGAATCTTGCCTTCTGGGTAGCCGTGAGTCCACTCGACTGTGACTGCACGGCGCTCAGTCGGCCATCGGTTCCGGTCGGCTTCAGGTTTGAGCTCGAGGTGTGTCCCCTCAACCCAGTAGTCGTCAGCCGACACAGTCGGACCGACGACGCGGTCGGTATTGATCTCTACCGAGTCGACCGACTGGACCGGGCGCTTCGGTAGCGGCAGGTAGACGTCCCCGACCGACGCCGGTCGTGACAGATCTTCTGTGACTGTCTCGGTTCCGAGATGGACGTCGATTGCATCCGCGACACGTTCGGTTTCGCGACCGATGATCCCATCGTCATCCGGGTCGGTATCGTCACCCCTGAGGAGCGTGTCGAACTCCTCCTCAGTGAGCCGTAGCGCCGCCGCTGTGTAGGCAATCTCTTTCTTAACGGCCTCGATGGGGACGACCATAGTTAGTTCTCGGTGACGATGACCCAGCCGCTTGCCTCGCCGTTGATGTTCAGAACGGTCGTGACATCGCCTGCAGCGGAGAGGTCGGTGGGGCTTGTGGCGACGAAGTCAGCATCGTCGAAGGCGACTGTCGGGGTGGCTGCACCGCCGTCGTGAACGACCGTTACCGACCGCCCCTCCTCGGCGACCTTCGAGAGGTCGACTGTGTTCGTGCCATCAGCGGTAACGACATGGACATCCGTCTCTTCATCGACAGTTGTAGCAGCCCCATTCGCCGGTGCATCGGTCGCGACGTTTCGCGGGGCTCCGTCGTTGAGTAACTGTCCGTCCTCGTAGCGCCGCCTGACGGCAGCGTTCGTGCTTGGTGGGTTAGCCATTCTGCGCCTCTAGCGCCGCGATTAGTTCGTCGCCGGGCTCGGTTGTGACGCCGTGGCCACGGTATGTTGCTGGGGCGTTCTCCTCACGATGTTTGAGTCGCATGGGTCAGTTAGGCCCCGTAGCTGTACGAGAGGGCGTTTTCATCCGGTTCATCGAGTCCCTCGACGATCGACACTGCGGATCCCTGCTCGACCGGGAAGTCGACCCGTGCAGTCATCGCGTACTGCGCGAACAGGTCGTTCTTGATGACGGCCTCGGACTCGGTCGTCACGTCGACACGCAGGTCGCGGTGCGGCGTGAACGCCAGGTTCATTGGATCGGTGAACATGACTCGGTCGACCGGGACCGCCGAGGAGCCGATGATCGGGTAACCAGTCGGCGTCGGAATGCGGGCCCCCTCGAGCATCTCGTCGCCAAGTATGGTCTCCCGGTCCGAGAGGTTCTGCCGGTAGTGGATGAGCTGCTTCGGGTGAACCATGAACGCTGGATTCGTCGCGTCGACGTACTTGTCCGGCATGACGTAGGTCATGTCGAACAGGACATCCTCGTTGAGCAGGATGCCCTCCGAGGATGCATCGAGGACCTCAGCGCCGTCGCCTGCGGCCGACGCGAACCAGCCGTCCATGATGCCGTAGAAGTCGGAATCGGTCGAAACCAGATCAGAAAGCCCGCCACCGAAGGCGAGTGCCTCGAGATCGAACGAGTACTGGTCGGTGAACTGCTGGAGCAGAATCTCGGCCGTGTTATCGTACTCGATAGTATCCTCGACGGTCTCCCGACTGAGGTCCCATCCGAAGCCGACCTTCGTGACGTCGATGTCGACCTTCGACGTGTTGATCTCGCTGCTCTGGTCGGTGACTGCGCTGGTCTCACTGACTTCTCGCAGGAGCCGCTCGCCGACACCGATACGGTCGATTTGGCTTTCAGGACCCTCGACCGGCCGGCGGCGAACCTGGTCGAGTACGTTCGACTCGGCGATGACTTCGCGGTAGAACTCCGCAAATTGCTGGCGGTTGAGTTGGCCGCCAGCGGCGAAGTCGCTCGTGGCGATCTCCTTGATGACCTGCGTGTTCTTGTTCCGGATTGCCGACAGGGTCTCCTCCCTTGTCAGCGTCCTGCCGTCGCTCGTCTTGAAAAATGCGTCCGTCATCGGGTGAACACCTCTTTCTCCACTTCGACTGCACTCTTCTGATCTCCCTCAGCCTCGTCGGAGTTTCCGATCTGGTCAGTTCCAGCAGTCCGCTTCGAGAGCTTGTCGACTCGCTCCTTGAGTTCCTCAATTCGGGCGTCCTTGTCGACGCTGTCGCCATCGTCAGCGTCACCGGTACTGTCGCCCTTGTCGGTTTGTTTGTCGTCCAATTCCGTTTTGAGCTCGGAGACTTCCGACTCCAGCTCCTCGATCCGCTTTTCGTGTTCGTCGTGTTCCATGGTAATCTCTGTCTCGATGTCGCTCTCAGATTCGATCCACGGGCCGAACTCATCGGTCACGGGTTGCTCGTCGTGGAGGTCTTGGTACCACTCGCGGTACTGATCCAGGGCATGGTCGACGGCGAACGCTTTGTCGCCGTCCCACTCGTCCCACATATGCCATGCCCACTCGCGGAACTCGGCATATGTGGCGTTACCCTGGGTTTCGAGGAACTCCTCGATCGCCTCGACGACGTTCTCTCCCTGCTCGACGGTCAGCTTCTCGGCCGTGCTCTCTTCATCGGCCGCCGTCTTGTCTTCGTACTCCGTGAGATCGAAGTCGTAAGCGTCGTTGTTTGTAAACCGGTTCGTCGAAAAGTCCATTTCCGACGCCAGCGCCGTCTCGATTGCGTCGTGGGCAGCCATCATCCGCTCGCGGTTTGTTTCCGAAAGCGTTCGGCCTTCCTTCAGTAGCACCACGCCTTTCGTCACGGCAGCCGGCGACAGCGCAGCCTTGTCGATGTCGGCTACGGGGTCGTCACTCGGGCCACCGACCTTCTGGCGGAGCCACTTCAGGAATCCCACATCCTGTTTATCGAGAGCGGCATCGTCGGGGGGTGTTTGATCTCCCATTCGTTGCTCTGGATCTCCGTTTGTACTGGCGAACTTCTCGGCCGCCGCGGCCGGACTGACTTTCGCCGCTGTCTCGAGGTACTCGAACAGCAACTCAGCCTCCTCAGCTGTGTGGCCGCGGTCCTCCATCGTCTCGACGAACTCCTCCTGGTCGGTGGACTCGTCGTAGAGCGTCTTCCCAATCTCCTTCGCCGTATGCACGGCCCGCGGTACTGCCGGAATATCGACATCGGAAACCTCGTCAGTCGCTCCGTTGAGGATCTGCGTTGTCGACCCTTCTTCGACACCATTCGGGAACGCCACCTCTTCCGGCAGGTCCTCGGGATTGTCGAACTCCTGGTCCCTCGTCACCGTCCCGCCAATCGAGAACGCCGCCAAAATATCCTCGTTGACGAGCTGCCAGAGGTCGTCATCAAGATACTGTCGCTTGATGACCCACGTCCCGGCGGGGTACTCGTCGCCACCGAGCTCAATCGGCTCGTCGGTCACGTAGCTCTCGACTGTCTCGGCGTCCGTTTCCGGGAATACTGCGTGCATGACGCCGTCATCGGGGGCTGGGTTGTGCATCGCTTGGACACCATCGGGCGTCAGCCAGTCGTCCTGGCGGTCGACCTCCCACGGCACGAGTGCCACACCCGTAACCGTCCGCTCATCGGCGTCCTTCTCAGCGATTTGGACACGCTTCGAGAAGCGACGCTCAGTACTGTCTGTCATTGTCTCTTGTGGCGTCGGTATTGGACCTCGCCTCCGTCCCCCGACCGGGCGGTAGGGTCATCGGTGTCGCTTCTCTAAGCTACGCTGCGATTGGACTTGTCCCGCCACCACTGGCGAGTTTCTCAAGCCCGGCCTCGGTGGCTTTCAGCCGCTCACCATCCTCCAGAACCTCCAGCTCTGTTTCCGACAGGTCATCGGGGAACACGGGGGTCGCCGTGCAGCGGCAGTTGACAATCTCGTCGAGCGGCCCCGAGGGATCGCCAGGATAATCGAGGTAACTGCCGCCCACCTCGAACGTCGTGTCGACCGCCACAATCTGACCGTGGGCGTTCTCGTGACTGTTGCGAACGCGACTGTCGAGTGTCGCAACCCACTCTTCGCCGACGACGCCTGGAGCGTCCTGCATGGCCGAGTGGTTGCCAGCGTTCGACGAGGAGATTGTCGCCGTCCGGGCCGCCCGCTCGGCGACGTGGTCCTCAAGTCGGCTTTCGAACAGCTCGTCGTTGATTTGGTCGGCGATATCGTCGACGTCGAGACCTTTCTTGTGAGCGCCCCGGATCCATCGGGTCGTGTCCTCGGTAATCGTCTCAAGTGTGCTGTCGGCGGCCGTCTCCGACCACTCGTCGAACACTTCCAGCGTCGACTCAGGAACGACATCGAAGACGACGTCTAGGTCGAAACGCCGGGCAGCGATGGCCCGACCTGCGTGCGCCCCCTGTTCGCTGCCTTCTCGGAACACGGTCTTGAACGAAGCCTGCGCCCCATCCATATCACTCTCGCTGGTGATCTGCGACCGGATGGAATCGAGAGATGCAAGATCTTCATCCGACGCCCCGGCGAGCCACGCCTCGATATCGTTCTCGACCGGGCCGAGCGCTCCCTGATACTCCTCAAGCAACCACTCGAAGGCCTGCACCTCCTCGGGGCTGAAGTCCTGTTTCGACACGACTCGTCGCCCCGTCTTTGTCCGGTAGTATCGGCACATGGTCAGTCAGCGCTGCCCCCTGTTTGAATCCGTGCCTCGGCACGCGCCCGGGCAGCCGCCTCTTCTTCCGTTTCTGCGAGAGCTTGTTCGAGCGCCTCACCCGGTCCTATCGGCCCAGTCCGCAGTTCGGAAAGATATGAATTGGCGATTTCGTCGGACATCCACTCGGGCTGGCCCTCGAGACCGAACCTCTCCCGGGCCTCTCGGACAGTCGTCGCCTCGCCAATCGTATCGAGAATG